TTAGCCGTTTTGTGTGTCGGTTTGTGCGTCAATGACCATTTGGAACACATTATTTATCTGCCTTGCCATCTCTCTTTTCTTGCGCTTTTCTTCCGCAACCTCTTCTGGCGTTTTAAGAATGCTATGAACATAGGTTTTCTCCGTATCCATATCAGCGGAATGGCCGTATAACTGTTTTAGTGCTTCAAGATCAATGGTAGTCCTAAGTCGGCTATATGATATAAAAGTATGCCTCAGCTCATGAAGCGTTATATCAATGCCGTGTAACTCCCTGAATTTTAGCCAGTGATAACTGATCGCTCCTGGCCTGATCCTTTGCCCATGCTCACTACTGAATAAGTATATATTGCCTGGTGCTCTTTCCTGGTGACGCTGGATCTGTTCTCTAGCAATCTCTGTAAGCTGGATATTACGTTTAGCCTTGTCTGTCTTACCGTCAGTAATGTAGCCGTCACTGCTTATTGACTCTCTGATTGTGATTGTTTCGCCGTCATAATCTCTATCTTTCTTCAAAGCGCAGAACTCACCACGGCGCAAGCCTGTGACGGCCAGAAACCGGAAACAGAATATAAAGAAACTGTCGTTTTCAACGTCAGGACTAAACAATAATCTCAACTGATCCGGCTGTAAGATTTTCCTTTTTTTGGGCGGGTCAGTTATTGGGTACTCAAAGTATATCGGCACGTCGCTATCATTAATATATCCTTTGGCAGCGCACCACTTGCAGAACGGGGTTATCGTTGCGACAAGCAACCGTAATGTCTGTTTCGATTTGACGCCATTCTCATACGCTCTGTCAATAACTGCCTGCCAGTCACGTTTAGTGATGTTCTTCATGCGGTAAGCCTTGAATGCCGGGATAAGGTGAGCTTTAGCTCTGCTCTCTAGCTGTTTTGCAGATGTGATCTTAAATTTATTCGTGTAATACTCTAGATATTCTGTCCATGCGTCTATGAAGCGGATATTGTCCGGTATGCTGGAACTCTCAATCCATGCCAGCGCTTTTTGGATGCACTCTGCTTGCCCTTTTCTCTGTGATTTATGCTTGGATGTGACAGTGGTACGTTTGCCTTTGTTACGCACGCCTAGACGCCATTCCCGGCGCCTTTCATCCCATTTGGGGATACCTAATACCCTGCTCATGAAAAAGCCTCCTAACTAAGTGCTAGGACGCCTGCCGACAATGTGATATAATGCCAGGTGTAGGCGTACTAGCTTACAACAAACAATTTGCCGTCTAAATGCTTTGCCGAGCTGGACGGCATTTTTTATTTTTCGTGAACGAATTTCATTTCAGTTTTACTTAAAGCGAACGGATTAATTACAATCTCAAGTTTTTTCCAATCCTTATCAAGCTGATAGCCTAATGTACCCTTGAGTTTCTTGCCGGGGGCTACTTTCCCGTTAAGGCTATCACCGGCTACCACGGATGCAGACAGATCAGTATCAACAGCATAATCGTCAACAAATGCCTTGACGCTAATTATGGAACTGATGGAAATATCATCATCTGAATTGTTCTCAACTTCAAATTCAGCAATGACAAATATCTTTCCTTCATCCGGCTCAAATAGCTCTTTGCCCTCTGATTCCTCGCACTTGAGAAATGTGATCTTGACTCCCTTTTCTTCGGCGGTTTCACCGACTGAGTAACCGTCTTTCTCAACAGGAGCTTCTGTCTGTTCAGCCTCTGCCTCTTTCTCTGTGGCTTCCGCTGTTGCCTTTGTGGTATCAGTCTTTGCCTTGTCTTTATCGTCACCGCTTCCGGCAATGGCACCGATAACGCCTATAACAACTGCCACGATTAATACCCAAAACCATATAGGGCGTTTCTTTTTAACCTTTACTTGTTTATCTTCGTCCATGTTTTAACCTCCTTCTCTGAGATGGCCGGTTCCTGTTGCTTTGCGAGGGTGGGGGAGCCGGCTGCTTAATTGTTCAATAGCCCGCTCCCAGCAAGAGATCGAGCTCTGTTTGGAAATTTGCATAGTGCTTTAAAACTAAGTCTGCTATCTCAGTTTTTTTAGCACTATATGAATTAAAGGTGCCTGATGGAGAAATTACAGTCTGCTGGCAATATTCACTCACATTCTCTTGAAGAGATTTTAATTCGTCATATAGATACCTACAATCATCAGGATAATCACTTAATTCTCTAATCCTTTTTAGAAAATCGGTCCTATGACCCTTTAGAGTTTCAGCATCAAGAATATAGCCAGGAGATTCAAAATAAGCAGTTAATGAATCATTAAAATCATCATTAAATTTTCCCTTTGTCTTAGTATATTCGTCAGTCTCAGGGTCTGAGGTTTCCCAAATTGTGTTCTTCCAAATTTTCTGAATCATGTTAGCGTTATCTTCAGCTTTGCTAGCAATGATAAGCATTTCCTCCGCTAAAATTGTAGCTTTCAAGATATATGTTGCACGGGCAGCCTCTGGGTCTTCCGTCGGTTCAGGAGTGGGCTCAGGTGTAGGAGTTGGAGTCGGTGTTGGAGTAGGAGTGGGAGTAGGAGCTTCAGTCTGCTTTTCAGTAGAAGCCTCAGTGGCAGGAATGCTTTCCGTTTGTTTTGTTTCTTCTTTTTTACTGCATGCGAAAGATACTAGAACGAAAATCACCACTAATATTATTGTCAGAGCTCTCTTCATTTCTTTTTCCCTCAAATTTCCGGCCATATCTGGCCTGTCTTCCAGTTATAAACGATAATTGGACTATAGCTAATTACATAGTCTTTATATTCTTGATAGATATGCCGTCCTGACATATGGACTAGGTAGTGGTACAAAAGATCTGTATCTAAATCCATTATGTCAGCTAATTCATGTACTGTTCTGGGCTGCCGTTTGATTCCTTTGATCAAATCATCAACTTGTATTAGTTGCTTGAACGCCCAGCAATCAGCTCTTAGCTCGTCTCTTCTTGGCCTCTTGGTGATTCCACAATGCAGATGGCCGGCTTCATGATATGCAACAGCAGTTTGTTTTCTCTTGGTCAGTCTCGGATCTATTGCTAGATACGGGGCCTTACCCTCTTCAATCATCGTGTATCCTTGCTTCCCTTGGATACTGTACCAATCAATCCTGATGCCTTTATTGGCAAGTTCATCTTCAATCACATCTAACTTATTCATATTCTGATACCGCCTAAAACATAAGCAAACATTTGTTCTATAATGGTATCAAAATGACAAAAATTAGCAACCGCTACATCTAGTGGTCGGCGATTGATGGGGCACTATTTTTGTTTCTTATCTTTCTCCTCCAGTATTTTTCTGCGCTTATCGACAATGGCCAATCTCTCATCTGCTGTATCTGAGTCGAGGTCGCCGCCATATGCTGCTTCTTTATAGATGCGCTCCGACTTGGCACGATCGTATTTGCCGGAGGCTTTAACTAACTCGGCTTGATTGGCAACAATCTTTTGCCCTTCTTCATTAAGTTGACGCATAGCGGAAAGAGTGCGGTTAATATAAATAGTATTTCCTAGTGCTTTATTTTCATAATCTAGCCGTTCAGGAAGTACAGTAGTTTTGTCTGAACGCCCCATAATATAATCTAAATCAACATTGAACAGGTCGGCCATTGCTTGATATACATATGTACTGGGGACTCTTTCGCCGGCCTCATACATAGATATTGAGCTTCGAGATAATTCCAATTTGGCTGCAAGATCATTTTGACTCATCCCATCTCTTTCACGCAGGATCCTGATTCTCTCGGCAGATGTCATAGCTTTTCTCCAATCTATTCCTGTAATTGAATTGTAACACAATAAGTGAACTTTGCAACTAGAATTTGTCACTTTAGGTGTTGACACTTAAAGTGAACAATGATAAGCTGGATTTACCTCAAAGAAAGGAGGGTAATAGTGTGAATGTACAGAATAGGCTCATCGCACTAAGAGGCAACAGATCACAAAGAGAAGTCGCTGAAGCTGTTGGTATAGCGCCGTCTACACTGAGTATGTATGAGAATGGTGAGAGAGTTCCTTCGGATCAGATAAAGATCAAACTTGCTTCATTATATGGGAAAAGTGTAGGGTATATTTTTTTTGACGAAGATGACACTTTAAGTGACTAACAAAACACTTAGGCCAAGGAGGGAATATGAAAATTGAATTTAGATTTATAGACAGTAGGAATGTGCTTATCTTCGATGATGTTTCTGTCTTTGAATTCAACTTTCAAGGGGACACAGTAAAACTCAAGATAGAAGCGGAAGTGCCGATTACGGTATTTGAGTTGTCAGCCAACCTAGAAGGGCAGACAGGATTGAAGAAGTCAACCAGGAGTTTCTTTCCATTACAGCAGAGAAACGAGAAAGTAAGCCCTTTGATGCAGGAACTTGATTCTGAACGATCATCTCAACGAGATCAATAAGTTTTTGAAGTTCTTGTTTGTCGGCAGAGTCAGATTTATCAACAAGAGACCGGAGACTGTCCAGATTAGAAGTATAGGTGAATGAGAAATGAGACTGATTACCAATAATAGAGCCGTAAGCATTTTGAATATTAAAAGTTGCTTGCTGTGCCGATTCGTTATATTCCGCCTCAGTTTTATAATACGCGTTAACAGAATAGGGTTTGCCAAGAAAATCATTCGATATTACATCTGTTATATAAAAACGCTCATTCTCTCGTTTAACAACCCAGTCTCCGGGGCGGATATCTACATCTGGCAGACAATTAATAATCCTTTTCCCTGTACTATTTTCGGTGTTAAAAACACCACGGACAACATGACTGGGTTTGCCGTCCCGTTCAACGGTTATATCAATGCCTGATCGATTGATATAAGAGTAAATTGTCATAAATATACCACCTTTTGCTGAACATTTATTAAACAAATCATAACAAAACTGTTCTGGCCAAGTAAACCTTGGGGTTTAGAAAGGAGAAAGAGATGACGAAAGAGAATAATAAAAGCTTTTTAGCAGAGGATGTAGCTTACATCATTGTTGAGACAGAGGATGAGAGCCCAGTAACCATCGCTCAGATTGACAACTCTGAGACTCCATTTAAGACATGCGATGGCTACAGGGTAAGGATCGGCTTCATAGCTAATGCTCCTTGTCTTTTGGAGGACACGGATCATTCCCGAAAGAATCTAATGCCTGATGAAATCAAAATTGGACATCATCAGGTTAGTCGCAATGAGGAAGGGTGGACTCAAATCAGATATGAGGACTAGAGTTATTCGTCAAGTTCAAAGTAGCATTCGCCGTCTATATCAAATGCGTTAATCGGTTTATTTGAATAGACATTGTGAATAGCCCCTTTGAACTCAGTGACTATACGGATAATAATCCCAGTTTTGTAAATGTAAAGGGAGTCGTTATCACCAAGTTTAATAGCGTGTAAGAGATTATCCATATTGCACTTAGCGACAATCTTTTTGTCCTCTGGTTTTAGCACTTCCTTATGTTTCAACTCATAAATCATAAAACACCATCCTTTCTACTGAAAGGATAGCACAGAAAAGATAAGCGAAAGGAGGCACTAATGAGCAGATTAAGCGACAACTACCCACCAGGTGTCACATGGCGTGACTTCTGGGGAGATGAAGAAGAAAGAGAGGAAACAGAGCCGGACGATTTTGAAGAGTATTACTGCAACCTGAGAACACAAAACAAAAAAAGAGGAACGGCTGAGATGAAAGACAAAGACTCGTTCCTCAAAAGCGAAACTTAGAAAGGAAAGTTTCTATGAAAAGTATATCACGAAAACAAACATTTAGATACTTGCGGTCTGTTATGAAATTTTGCGACTGCAATCAAACTGACCTTCGGAAATTGCTCAATGTTTCCGAGTCCACGATAACCAACCGCTTTAGCGGGCATAAAGATTGGACGAGGCAGGAAATGCACAAGATTCTTGACTATCTCAATATTCCCAAAACAGATATGAGCCTGGCTTTCCCGGAAGACATTCACGAGGAACCGGAAAGGTTATATAGGTGAGCAACATGGATAAGAAACAAGATGCAGAGATTGAAATCAACTATCCAAAGCTGGAAACCGATATGCCGGGTACTGGCGTGTATATGACTCCAGAAGGCGGCATTTATTGCGGCCAGAGTGCGCCTATCTTCAGAGGGCTAGATGCAAGGTTTCACAAGTACAAACAGCAGCTAGAGCGCAGGCAGGCGAGGCGCTGGAACATTATCAGCGCTGCATACGGCTTGCTTACATTCATTGCGCTTGCGCCGTGGGCTATCTTTCTAAGCTGGCGAGAGCGGGGACTGTTGGCAATCGGCGGTGAGTGGCTGCTGGTGGCTGGAATAAGCGGCCTTGTCGGATGGCTTGTTCACAAATTAGGAAACATGGAGGCATGAGATGGATAAACCAATTATAGATAAGCCGACTGAAGATTTTAGCTATGAAGCGCACGAAGGCATATATGGCAAGCCAGACGGTCTGAGGGGCTGTCCGATATGTGGCAGCACCAGGCAGCTGACTATACCTGCTAAAGAGTTTTTTCTGGAATATAACAACTGCGCAGCGGGCAAAGGGGCAGGCGTTTTAGTCGAATGCCAATATTGCCGCTTGATCTTATTTTTTCGTGTCACACGTCCTGAAAATCTTACAGATGAGGAATGGTACGAGTATGCCAGAAAAGCTGCTACACGCAGATGGAACACAAGATCTTTAATGAACTGCTAAAGGAGGCAGCAGATGATAATAACGAATAAGAAAAACCTGCCTGAGCCGATGGTGAACTTCGTTAAGCGTGACGGCTATCAGCCGGCTATGGATCGAATTAGCGTAACTGACTTAAGTAAAGGAATCCGTGAGATCTGGCTGTATAAGCGCCACTATAACGAGATTGAGCAAGATGTTGCTGATATGGTCTGGCTTATGTTTGGTACGGCGCTTCACAATGTGATCGAGCGTGCGGAAGAGGCAGGCCACCAGATCATAGAAGGCGCGCTTGAAGAGAAGATAGGAGGCTTAACCCTCAGTGGTCGCTTTGATTTGTACGATGCAAAAAGGCGCATTGTGACTGATTATAAGACCTGTTCAATATGGAAGTTCAAATTCAACGACTTCAGCGACTGGGAACAGCAGACTATGATTTATTGCTGGCTGCTAAGCAAGGCCGGCTTTGAGGTAAACGGCGCTGAGATCGTTGCCCTCATCAAGGATCACTCTAAGACGAAAGCCAGAGTTGAGGCTGATTATCCAGAGTTGCCCGTTGAGGTAATTCACTTTCCTTATAACTACGCAAAACATCAAGGGATTGAAGATTACATCATTAGCAGAATGGCAGAGATCGAGGCGGCAAAAGACCTGCCGGATGAAGAGTTGCCGCTCTGCACGGAAGATGAGCGCTGGCATAGCGGGGATAAGTATGCCGTCATGAAGGGCACTAATAAGACTGCCTTGCGAGTTTTAGACAGTGAGGAAGAGGCCAAAGACTGGATGGAAAGCAACAAACACAGAGGCGGTACTCATATCGAGTTTAGGCCGGGAATGAGCAGGAAGTGCCAGGATTACTGCGCTGCGTGCGAATTTTGCGACTATTACAAAAGCGAGGTGCTAAATCATGAGTGAGCTATCTAAACGCATTATCCAGGTGCAGACAGAACTTAAGGCGCCTAAAGATCAGTATAACGATTTCGGTAAGTTTTATTATCGCTCAGCTGAGAGCATTCTAGAAACCTTGAAGCCGCTACTGGCTAAGCATGAGTTGTTGCAGGTTATCAGCGATGAAATTGTTTTAAGTGGGGATTGGCATTACATCAAGGCCACCGTGACTGTTTCTCATGGTGAAGAATCGCTATCTGTATCTGCCCTCGCAAGAGAGCAGGAGAGCAAAAAAGGCATGGATGAGAGCCAGATCACAGGCACTGCATCATCCTATGCCAGAAAGTATGCACTTAACGGCCTCTGGGCGATTGACGATACCAAAGACAGCGACACTAACGAATATCGCAAGCAGACAGAAAGCAAACCTGCAACCGGCACGAGAAAGTCAAAGCCCGCTGCGGATCCCAAACCTAAGAGTGAGCCTGAAGACTTCCTTAGCTACGATGAAGTGCTGGAGATTCAAAACCAGATACTGACGGCTATGGGGCATACGGAAGGGGCAACGGCATGGAGAGCCATGCTCAAGATGTTCCGCGTCACATCGGACACTCTGAAACGTGAGGACAAGAGCAAATACCTGAAATTCTTTGCTGATTGGGGCGGTGAGAGCAATGTCAACGGCAACGATAAATGAGTTATCCGCCCTTTTAAGCGAGCTATCTAAAGTCACTGCGGATATTGATAACAGAGGCGTGGAGCTGGCTAGTGCTGAATACCGCTATCGTGTCGAGTTCTCAAAGGCGTTGTTGCAAGGAAGGGCGGAAGGATACCCGGCAACTCTTCTCTTAGATGTTTGCCGGGGTCTGGATACCGTTGCAAATGCAAGATTCCAAAGAGACGTGGCACAGGCCGGTTATGACGCCACCAGAGAGCGAATAAACGCGATAAAGCTAAATATCAGGATCCTTGACGGCCAGCTTAACCGAGATCTGGAACTGGCCGGAAAAACCACTTAATTAACGGAGAAACAATTATGAATAAAGCAATTTTAATGGGGAGGCTAACAAAAGAGCCGGAGCTAAGAGTTACGTCCAATGAAGTGTCTGTTTGCACCTTTACTTTGGCAGTAGATAGAAAGTTTAAGGATAAGAGCGGCAATCGACTGACAGACTTTATCCCATGCGTCACATGGAGGCAACAGGCTGATTTTGTCAGCAGATACTTTAGCAAAGGTCAGAGAGTGGCAGTGATCGGCAGCATCCAGCCTAGAAGCTACGAAGACCAGAGCGGTCAAAAGCGGTACATAACTGAGGTCATTGTCGAAGAGATTTACTTTGCAGACGGCAAGCGGGATGTAAATGACGACTACCAGAGGCAGGAAGAGGGGCTATATGACGAAATGTCAGATGATCCCACCTCTTTGCCTTTCGATATGTAAACGGAGGCTGTATGGCTATGAATATTTATTCAGAAGATATTTATACAACGCTTCCTGACTATGGGAAGCTGACCGGCAAGGATCTTGTCTTTGCTCATATTCCAAACTACGGGGAAAGAGCAATCAGCATGAAGTCTTTGTCTGAACTGACGGGCTTTTCACCCCGTGAGATTAGAGGCCATATCCGTACCCTTAGAAAAGAGGGGCATTACATCTTTGCCAGGCCAGGCGGTGGGTTCTTTGTTGCTGTAAGAAACAGCGAACAAGACAGGGACTTTGCCGTTAGATGCAGACGCACGGCGCTCAGACATGCCATTAGCGAGCTGGAAACGGTCAGGATATATGACTGCTTTTTAGACGTTCACGACAAGCAAATTGAGCTTGCGTTAGATAACTTGGTGCAGAGCAATGAGGCTTAGTTTTGTTATTCCGGGCAAGCCGCAGGGTAAAGGCCGTCCCCGTTTCACGACACGGGGCGGTCATGCCCGTACTTATACGCCAGAGGCCACATTGACTTATGAAAGCTGGATTAAAGTCACGGCAATGCAAGCATTAGCAGAGCTTACAAGTTGGAATAGAAACGGTCAATTCGCATTGGATATTAGAGCGTGCTTTACGGTGCCAAAGTCGAAGCCGAAAACGTTCAAAGAAATGGCCTTGAGAGGTGAAATAGACCCGACTGTAAAACCGGATATGGACAACATCATCAAGTCCATCTGTGACGCCTTAAACGGTATTTTATGGCATGACGACAGCCAGGTTACACATATCGTGGCCGGCAAGCAATACGGCACGGAGGATTGCGTACAAGTGACCGTGCAGAACACTACATCGCCGGATGATCGCTGGGCTGAGAGGAGGTGATGAGGTGTCAATATTTGAGAGTTATTACTTAATCCATGATGTTGATGCTTTTACAGATCACAAAATAATTAAGTTGCGCATGAAATTTGGTCTTGAAGGATATGGCCTTTACTGGGCAATTTTGGAAATGCTTTTTTGTGCAGACGGATACATCCTGCCATGTGATGAAGACGGTCTTAATGCGATTGCATTCCACACGCAATGCGGCGGCAATGCAGACGCAATGCTCAAGCAATACGTGAGTTATGCGACTGAAATCGGGCTGTTTGAAATGGACGAAAATGGCAAAACGTTCTGGTCACCATCGCTAATTCGCAGAATGCAACGGCTTGATGAGCAAGCAGAAAAGAGATCAATTGACGCTAGAAATGCTGCAAATGTAAGGTGGAAAAAAGAGTCAGAAAAACTTGAAAGCACTGATAACACGGCATCTAATGCGACCGCAATGCGACCGCAATGCGAGGGCAATGCGACCGGTGATGCGACCGCAATGCGGAATCATGCTAATAAGATAAGAGAAGATAAGATAAGAGAAGATAAGACTATCTATCCGTCATTTGACGACTTCTGGTCAATTTATCCCAAAAAGGTTGGCAAGAAAGCGGCACTGAAGGCATGGGAAAAACTAAGGCCTAGCAAAGAACTGCAAGAGCGGATTATTAGTGCTGTTGAACAACAAAAGAAATCTGAGCAGTGGACTACTGAGAATGGCAGATTTATTCCCAACCCAGCCACATGGATTAATCAAGGCAGGTGGGATGATGAGCTGGCCATGCCAAAAGGAAACGGCCGTGCCAGTAAAGGCACAGCACGCACAAGCAATCGTGGCAATTACGAGGGAGCAGATACCTTCGTTGATTACAATGCCGCCTTTGGCTTGCAATATCCAAAAATTAGGGAGGAAAAATCATGAAAATAAAAAGAATTTTACAACAGCATAGGCGTGACTTCCGGGCGGAATATGAATGCCAATTCTGCGGACATATTGCGATTGGCACCGGATATGATGACGCTAATTTCCACGAAAACGTAATACCAAAGATGGTATGCGATTCGTGCGGAAAGTCAGTTGCTGCCAACAAAGATGAGCTGACTGAAGAATATCGGCCACTAGCGACAAAGTATCCAGAGGGATACCAGATATGAGGTGACGAAAGATGATGAATAAAATCGAACAAAAAATAAACCGCATCCTGCCGCAAATGAACGGTTCTACGTTCGGCGGGATGGATCGTGGCTGGAAGAACAGCCAGGGCAGATTGTTGGACAAAGAGCGGAAACAGCGTGAGCTGGATCGGTGGCTGGGGATTGAAACAAATAAACAAAAGAGTGGAGGAATAAAAAATGATGAAAGCTAAAGAACTAAGCCTCGATCATGAGTGCTTTAAGAAAATTAAATCGAGTTTGGATTATGCACTGTTGCTGGCCGTTGAAGAAGCCAATGAAGATGTGGTGTCCAGAATCACAATGACCATTGATGTTTCTGCCTATGACGATGGCGATGAAAAGCTATTAAAGCCCATTGAGTATAGCTGCAATGTCAAAAGTTCCAAAGAAATCAACAAAGATAAAGATTCAACGGATTCAGTAATCCTCAAGAAAGACGGGAAAAAGTTCATCCCGTACAATGAGCAGCTTCGCATTGAGGATGTGGAGGTACCAGAGGAATGATTGTGATATTGGCTATCATTGCCGCTGTTAGTTCTTTTGCGTTTGTGGCTTTTATGATGCGGGAAATCATGCATGAGATTAACAAAAAGGACGGGGGCAAGAAATGAAAATCAGGGTTGAAGTGGAAGTGCCGGACGGCAAAAGGTGTGGCGTCACAGCATTTGGCGAATGTAAGTTTCTTAACGGTAATGGGACGCTCACTAGTTCTTATTGTGACTTATTCGATCAGGTTTTGAAAACAACAGGAATGTATTTTAATGGTGTTCACAAATGCGCCGCCTGCCTGAACGCAACGAGGGTGGAGGTGGAGGAATGAGCGAGCAAGTAGTTGCATGGATAAGCGCCGGGATGCCGAGTTTTGTAGCGGCGTACTGTATGAGAAACATAATTGGCAAAACTGTTTATATCCATCTCAGCGACCAACATCCTGACAGTTTGCGATTTATCCATGATTGCGATGAAGTGCTAGGGCTGGAAACTGAAATTATTCGAAATGACCAATATCAATCAGTTAATGATGTAATCCGTAAAACTAGGTTTATTAACAGCCCATACGGGGCAAGATGTACGACTGAACTCAAAATTAAAGTACGTGAAAAATGGGAACGTAAAAACTTAAAAGACAATACACACTATATTTGGGGAATGTTACCACATGAAAAACATAGGGCAGAACGATTGAAAAAAAGCATTCCATATGCAAACCACATCTTTCCACTAATTGATAAAGACATAAATGCTGATAAGTGTTGTGAAGTTGTCGCAAGTCTCGGAGTGCGACCGCCAGCAATGTATGAACTTGGATATAACAACAATAACTGTATCGGATGTGTAAAGGGCGGTATGTGGTATTGGAACAAAATTAGACAAGATTTTCCCGTTGTGTTTCAAGAAAGAGCGAGACTAGAACGAGAAATAGGGAGAAGTTGCATCAAAGGTGTGTTCCTTGACGAACTAGAAGAAGGGAGAGGCAGACAGCCAAAGATAAAGAGAGGAGGCACAAGATGAAACTGACGAATGAGAACATCAAGGCGGCGATTGACTTCACTGAAAACGGACTAGAGGACTTACAGCGGCGTTATCCCATTCTGATCAATGCTAACGTCATTCGAACAATCCTAGCCGCCCTGGACGCTTGCAGGTGGCGAGATGCGAAAACGGAGTTGCCGGAGCCGCACAAGCTGGTACTGAGCAGCCACAACACGTTGATGTATATAGACCGTGATGGACTATGGTACGACAACGAATGTGACGAATTTTCGACAGGCACGCCTGAAGCCTGGCTACCGCTGCCGGAGTGGGAGGGGTGAGTTATGAACAAAATATTAAATCCGTGTGTTGCGTGCGGCAATGAGGCGATTTTAGTTGCCCGTCATGAAATCAACGGTCGGTTAATGTTTTATGCCGAATGCAAAAAATGTGCAGCTAAAACTGGAGATTTTAGGAAAGACACTCAAGCGATTAGAGCATGGAACAAGGAGGCAAAAAATGACGATTGAGGAATTGAAAGAAACGAAAAGCGTACTTATTCGAACAGCAAGAAGAGTTGCACTCACTGACGAACAATCTGATTCATTTAAGAAAGCCTTGAATCTCATCGACGCCGAAATCGCACGCCAAAACATTACGGATGGGGAAATATCTCAACTGATTGCAGATATTAAAAACTGGGAATGGTTTTGTAGCGGCGGTGATACCGATGAAAGTAACATGACTGAACGAGAAAAAGAGTTGATTATTACCGCCCTGCAAGCGTACCGGACAGAGCCGTGCGAGTGGTGCGAGGAAGACGAACCCGATTTTCACGTGATGGCATGGCAGGAGCCAGAAGATGATGAAATCGACAGTGAGAGCTGGGTTGAGATTGTAGCCCGACACTGCCCGAATTGCGGCAGACGGATTAACGGAGGATTAAGAAATGAATAACAATATTGATGTGGCAGAAATAGCTGAGATTAGGACTGAGTACCTCATGATTAATGGCAAAAAATATAAGCTCATACCATTTGAAGCGGAGCTGGAAAAGAAACCGTTTCCGCAAGTGGGGGATACATATTGGTGCGTAGACAGTGGCGGACTGATCGTGAAAGCAGTGTTTGGTGAACATGAAATTAGCTATGGACGTAAATCCATCGGCAACATGTACCAGACGGAACAGCAAGCCAAAAACGCACTCAGAGCCAAGAAACTAATCAAGGCAGTCAACGACCGCCGGAAGGAGCTTAATGGCGATTGGGTGGCGGATTGGGGAAAAGGCAAGCGCATAAAGTATTGCATCGAAATGGATGGATTAAATCTGATTGTAAGCGGATGGAGCAGCTTCAAATATGCTTATAAAGCTTATCCATTTGGAGCGTTCAAAGACAAAGATAATTGTTTCCAAATAATCCAGAAATTTAAGTCTGAGTTGTCTTGGTTCTTCACGGAGTATCTGCCGGAGGTGACGGGATGATAGACAAGATCAAGATAGGTTGGGAAAAATGATTAACATTACCAAATCCGAAATGATCAATCTGCTTAGGCATTATCGCGCGGAGCGTGAATCGATTGATGCGCTTCTGATTGAACTCAGTCGTGATTTGGATGAGATCTATTCCCCTCCGGTACATAAATTAGACGGGGTAGTGGTGCAGCAGCAATTTGACCCCGGTAAACAAGTTGATATCCTGCTCAGGAAATGCGATAAGGCCAGGAGCATTACGAGAGAAACATTGCTAACGATTAAGGCTAAGACGTATGTGCTTGATCAGTTAATGTTTTGCCTGACAAAGTTGCCGGGAGATCAAAGGGCTGTAATAACATCCTTAGTTATGCAGGATGAGACTTTGGAAGCTTATTCTGAACGAACAAATAAAAGCCGAAAAACGGTTACAAAAAACAGAGATCGGGCTTTAGGTAATTTGTATGCGAAATTAACCAGGAGAAAAGTGGAATCTTCATCCGACGATAATAGGGACAAAACTACCCAAGATTACCCATAATTACCCATTGTGTCCTTGACAAGCTAAAAAACAGGCATTATTCTTAATGTGTACAAGTGTTCGCATAAGTCTTTGCGGGCACTTTTTTGTGCTCTTTTACTGTCTCCAGGGAGGGGACTTTATTATGCCTTCCTGAGGGAAAAGAAAGGAGGGTCCGTAGACCCTCCGATTGGAGTTATAACAGCTTGTAGGCTCAAGCGGCTATCTGTTCCTCCTTTACTTTGAGCTTTAATGCTCATAACTGCACAATTAGTGTAAACTAATATCACATAAAAGTAAACAGAATTGTTTCTTTGAGGGAGCAACTTGGCAAAGACACAACGAGAAATCACAACGTCATTTTATTTACGGGATAAAACCGTGCCAGTGAACCGCCTATAGTTCAATGTGATAAGATTTAATGTCCGCCAAGCTGCTCGAAAATTTTGCGCCAGTTTCTCTTAAAGAGCTACTTCTTGTTTTTATAGCTTGCCCAGTTAATTATTACGCCTAATGTAACGATAATCAGCTGGACAACATTAAATAATGTGCAGTCGAACATTAAAGCCGCCTTTTTGACGCTGGCTTTCTCATGAGTATTTTAGCACTTAGAAAGCTTGTAAAAAGCCAATTAATGACAACTTTTTGGGTTACAGCCATTTTAAAAGTATTACGATTAGGTAACTATCAACCTTATAAGCTCTTCAGTTAGATCATTATTATGTCATTACATAATTACATGACTTCTTTTGTCTCTCTTTGGAGTGATCAGAGAGGACACCAGCCACTCGCAAGGGTGGCTTTTTTAATGCAAGAAAGGAGGCGTGTTATGGCAAATAACTATGCGCGTGGCGGAATCCTGCCTGTAGATGCAATCCATATTGCTCCAGAGAAGTGCGAAACCATACTGCCACATAACACGTTCCAATTTAGCAATCAAATCATAGCCGCTATCCGTAAGGGTATGGGTGCTGTGTTTTCGCAAGGAGGTGATGAGCCATTGAAAAGAGACTTGAGGCGAAGCGCCTCTACCAGGAAGAAGGCTTGTCGCCTTCGGAGATTGCAAGAAGACTAGCTGTTAAGCCCGCCACGGTCCGCAGTTGGAAAAGTCGGGACGAATGGGAAGATTCTGCTGCAACGCAACGGCAAGAAGCGCAACGCTGCAATGAAACGCAACAACAACGGAAAAGGCGAACTAACAAACGCATTGCTCGCGAAATCGATGCTTCTCCACTGACCGACAAAGAGAAAGATTTCTGCATTTACTACATTCAAAGCTATAACGGGGCGCAGGCAGCAATTCGTGCTGGATACCGTGGTTCGCATGGCACCATGACGTCAATGGCGTATAAGCTGCTGCAGAAACCGAAGATTAGAAACCTCATTGACTATCTAAAACAAATGAAGCGCGAAACGATCTTGGCGGGCGTGGATGATGTAATTGATCTACATATGCGAATAGCTTTCGCTGATATGTCCGGCTTTGTGCAGTGGAGTAATGATGGCAAGCGCAACGGCGCTTTTTTAATGCCATCCGAGCTGGTTGATGGCAACTTAGTCAAAGAGATCTCTGTTACTAAAGACGGCGCAAAGATTAAATTAGAAGACCGACAGAAGTCGCTTGACTTCTTAGAGCGCTATTTCCTGATCAATCCGATGGATAAACACAAGCAGGCGTATGAAAACAGCAAGTTAGAGCTTGAGGGCCGAAGGATTGATGCAATTGTTAAGTCTGCAGAGATTACCTCCGGCAGCGCTGCGCATACAATCATTCCGGATGGTGTGTGGCGCGGACTTATGAACGATGCTTACGCGGAGTTCTTAACAGATGATAGACCATTGCAGATCTTCTACGGCGGGGCCAGCTCAGGTAAATCGTTTGGCATTCTTGGTCAGCGTACAATCCGGGATGTGATGACCGGAAAGCGCAATTACTTGATTGTCAGGAAGACAGCCAGGACGTTGCGTAATTCATCCTTCAATGAGATCCGGAAGTGTATTGTCCGGATGGATCTCGAAGGCGAGTTTTCCATCAACAAGACAGAGATGGCAATCACACATAAGGCCAGTGGTTGTCAGGTTTTATTCGCAGGTCTGGATGATGTTGAGAAGGTAAAATCAATCACACCCGCCTCTGGAGTTCTTACGGACATTGTTATTGAAGAAGCGACTGAAACTGATTATAACGACTTCAAACAGTTGCAGAAGCGCTTACGCGGTGGCGATGAGTCCATCATCAAGCGCATCACTTTGCTCTTTAATCCAATTCTGCAGGATCACTGGATCTATGAAGAGTTCTTCCTTGGTAAGTGGGATGAGAGTAAAAACTACTACGGTGATGATAAGCAGCTCATTCTGAAAACGACATACAAAGACAACAGGTGGCTTACGCCTGATGATATTGCAAAACTTGAAAACGAGACCGATCGATATTACTACGAGGTTTACACCTTGGGTAACTGGGGAGTTCTGGGTAATCTGATCTTTACTAATTGGGAGACAAGAGATCTCACAGAGCTGCGTAAGACATGGGCGAAGTACCATAACGGGCTTGACTTTGGTTTCTTCCCGGATCCTACAGCTTTCATTCGCTGCGGTTTTGATCGGGCGAAGAAGGAAGTGTACATCTTCCAGGAGTTTGGCGGCACAGGCTATACAAATGACATGATAGCCGAGGAATTGAAACCGATCATCGGGCGTGAACTGGTCACGTGTGACAGTGCAGAGCCGAAGTCAATTCAAGAGCTAAACAATTTTGGCATTCAAGCGATTCCGGCTCGGAAGGGTCCGGGATCTGTTGAGTTTGGAATCAAGTGGTTACAGAAAATGAAGATCTACATAGATCCAAGCTGCGTGGAAACAATCAACGAAATACGCAAATTTAAGTATCAGGAAGACCGAAATGGAAACGTTCTTCCAAAGCCAGTTGATAGAGACAATCATTATTGTTCTGACGCATTACGGTATGCGCTGGAGGCAGAAATGGTGGAGGTGACAGTGAGATGATCACACAGACAGAGTTGGCTAACATGCGGATCTCCGCCAATGCGCCAATGACAAGAGAAGAGATATTGAAACAGCTTATCGAAGATGATAAGAAATCAGCGGAATATCTTGCTGCGCTTGATGCGGAGCGATACTACAAACGAGACCAGGACATCAAGGCGCATGACTTTAGGAAGTCAATCATTATCGATCGCGTGATCAATGATGAAGGTGTGGAAGTTGACAAAGAAGTTGAGCTCTTCAATCCTAATCGCTCCAATCATCGGCAACAGCATCGATTCCTATTCAATCACGTTGAGCAGAAAGTTAGTTATATTTCCGGCCGGGAACCATCAATTACGGTTGACGGTGCAGAGCCTTCAGATGATGGAACTTCCGGCAATGAAGAATGGATGTATCAGAACGAGCTCGCCAAGACCACTGGGGCGAAGTTCCGGAGGTTGCTGCTTCGCTGGGAGCGGAAAGCTTCCTTAGGTGGAAAAGCTTGGGTGCATCACTATAAAGACAAAGACGGTAATCTAAAGCAGATTGTTGTCCCGAGGACAGAAGGTATCGCAATCTATGACACTGTTCACGAAAATCAGATTGTTGAATTTATCCGCCACTATCCCGCGCAGCAGACTACGGCAAGAGGTAAGGCCGAGACGATAACGGTAGCGGAGTGGTGGACAGAGAAAGAGGTCACAGAGTACATCAGCGATAAGAATGGCAACTTTACCATCTCGAAACCATCCCGGTCACATTACGAGACCGTGACATATGTCAATGGCCCGGATGGTGTTACTCAAGTTGAGAAATCGAGAGAGGGCAAGAACTGGGGACGGGCTCCTTTCGTTGAGATGGCTAACAATTCCGATGCGCTCACAGATCTACAAGTCTATAAGGACCTGATAGATGCCTATGACTTAGTTGCGTCCAAGGGTACAAATAACCTGATGGACTTCAACGAGTTCTACGCGATTATTCAAGGCTTTGGCGGCGATGCTGCTAATGCAATCGTTAAGAAGCTGGAGATCAATCGTGCTGTTAGTGTAGGTGCTGCCGGAGCTGGAAATAATGTAACAATGCAGCAGCTCGACATGCAGATGCAGGGGCGCATTGATTGGCTTAAGCAACTCTGGGATGCCATTCATTACTTTGGGTGCGTTGTGGATCCGAGTAAAGACTCAATCGGCAATGCTGCCTCCGGTATCAGTCTGGAGTTCCAGTATTCACTGCTGGATCTCAAGGCTAACAATATGATCACAGAAGCGGAGCCGGCGTTAGTGGAGTACTTCTGGTTTATTACTGAGGACTTCAACCGGCAGAACAATACAAATTACGATGCTGATCTTGTTTCAATCCAGTTCAACAAATCTCGCGTGACTAACAACCTTGAGACGGTACAGATGATCGTGCAGTCGCAAGATTTGCTGCCTGATAAGTTGCTGCTGCAGGCGCACCCGCTTGTCAAGGACGCAGATCAGGCCTATAAGGATCTGCTTGCTGAAAGAGAAGAGAAGCAGGCAAGACAGCGTGAGATGTTCGGTAATTTTGGCAATCACGATGATGAATAGGGGTGAGGCGCGTGGCAAGACGATCGGCGGAATACTGGAAGCGCCGTGCAGAAGCGCGCCTGGTTGCTATCGAAAGAGGAACAGAGCCTTATCTTGGGCGAATATACCGGATTAATTCCGGGGTAGTTAACTCGATTAGGGAAGACATCGAGCGCATCATCGGGAGCTTTGCTAAGCATGCACAGCTTACTCGTGATGAGGCAATCTCTCTTCTGGGTGAGTCAATATCAGAGATAGAGCGCCAGCGCATCATTGCGATGTGCTCAGGCATTGAGAATAAAGCGACAAAAGCCAGACTTATGGCAAAGGTCAATGCGCCGGCTTATCGGGCTCGGATAGATCGCCTTCTAGCAATCGAGGTAAGCGCTCAAGCAAGGATGGCGCTCCTTGCTCCGAAACAGATTGACATTATGACTGCTGGTTTACATATGGCCGGTACAGAGATGTTCAATCGAACAATATTCGACCTGCAGCGCGGAACAGGTCTCGGATTTAGCTTTGCCGGAGTGACGGACAAACAGATTGAAAGTGTTATGCGTGAGGCTTGGTCCGGAGGGCACTACTCTAAGCGCGTCTGGCGCAATACTCAGGTGATAGCAGGGCGTATCCGGGACACTGTCGAGAAAAACATGATAACGGGCAAAAGCTGGAGGCGCTGTCTTAATGCGGTTGAGGATCAGGCCCTGATAGACAGTAACTATGCTGCCTCGCGAATCCTGCGGACGGAGACTGCCTATGTTGCGAATGAGATGGAAGCTGAAGCATACGAAGAGGCAGGACTTGATGAGTATCAGTACGTTGCTACTTTAGACGGCAAAACGTCAACAATCTGCAGGGGGCTTGATGGCAAAAAGTTCAAGCTCAAGGATCGGGAGACCGGCAAAAACTATCCGCCGATGCATCCACATTGTCGCTCAACAACAGTAGCTGTTATATCTGGCTTTGATATGTCAGAGCTTCAGAGGCGGGCCAGAGATCCGGAGGCGGGCGAGACGTATAAAGTGCCGGCGAATATGACGTATGAAGAGTGGCGTAGGACGCATGCGACTATAAAACCCGGTATTAACATTGTAGGAGTGCAATCAAAGACACCGGCAATAAATACTAGATTGTTTAATAATGGCCCGAAAAATAATATTGTACTCAAATATAATTCTGTTCCAAAGAATTACAGAAATACAATTATGCGAAAGTTTAATGCTGGAGCAGATGAGGCAAAGGAATTATACAAAAAATTTGTTCAAGACGATTCGTTGTTTGATGCCAATTATACTGGCATTTCCCACTATTCGCCGACTGATAGGAAAATTCGGCTTGACATTGGGCAAGATGCTATAAATCCATGCGGTATAGGTGCGGCCTATTTCCACGAACACGGCCATTATATTGACCATGCTGCGGGATGGGTATCACATAATGCCGATTTTGGGAGGGCGCTTCGTGAAGATTTGAATGACGCGATTTTTGCGCATACGAGCGTAGGAAAAAGTATATATCAAGCCGAGATGCAGATTAGTCAGGATATTTGTGGCGATGCAAAATCGTCTGTGTCGGATATTTTTCAAGGGCTTACAAGAGGACGAATAATGGGGGATTTTGGCCACCGTCTTTCCTACTGGTCGAACAATTGGGCAGTTGAAACTGAGGCCTTTGCTAATTTTTATGAAGCACAATTTTCAGTAAAGAGGTATAATATCATCAAGAAGTATTTTCCAAAGGGGTTAACCGAATTTGAGAGGATTATAAAGGGGTTGATTTAATTGGTTAGCGTGAAAGACGAAAGATTTAAGGAGCTTAATCGTCGATATAAAGCGGTTACGGGGGAAAACTTGCCAATGGCTATGATCCCTTACCCGTGTCCTTATGATGAGCTTGAAAATAATATAAAAGCTTGTGAAGAAGCTGGTAAAGATATGCTTCCAGAGATCTACAATTGGGACCTCAGTGGAAATACTCTTTACTAATCCTAAAGAAGCGGCCAAGAGGCCGCTTTTTTAATACCCTAAAAAATTAACAGAAAGGAGCGGAAAACTTGATGCCGGAAACATTAACGAAAGGCGGGTGATCCAGCTACTATCTTGACTGCCGGGAAAGACCGGTGCGGAGAATGACAAGGAACTCCGCGACCTTACGACCTAGCCACCTTTAACCGGGTGGCTTTTTATATGCCGGAAAGTCAAGCGACCGCAGGGCAAAACGCTGTCAGATGCGTCTCCTCCTTGCGACATGGTGCAATCCATGTGCCGGCCCAGTGCTATAGCGCACAAAAATACACGGGTATTCGACCACCGGAACCGGTCGGACGGGCAATGCGAGTGGAAGTCTCGAAAATACAGCCCGAGGAGAAAACATGATCATTGAAACGATTAAAACATTGCTCGGCGAAGACTTAACCAAGTCGGTCGAGGAAGCGCTTAAGGGTAAAGGCAAAGACGGTAAGGATGTTGATCTGGTTGTTGGAAATGACGGCAGTTATGTTCCTTCAACGAAATATGAGCAACTAAAAAGTGAAAAAGCGGCTTCTGATAAGTTGGCCACTGATACGCAGGCTCAGCTGACAGCTCTTAAATCGACTGATCCGGAAAAACTGAAAACGGATCTTGCTGCTGCGCAGGCAGAGGCTGAGGCGCTCAAGACGAAACATGCTGAGGAATTGGCTGCTTTACGTCTAGATGCTGCTCTAGATGCTGCTATTCACGGTGCTAAAGGCCGAAACCCGAAAGCAATCAAGGCACTGATTGACCGTGACAAATTAGAGCTGAGAGATGATGGCACACTGAAAGGCTTAGATCTCGAAGCCCTAAAGAAATCAGATGCTTATCTCTTTGAGATTGAAACAACGAAGGATGAAGGGCAAGTGGCCTCCGGAGGCTCAGGGTCTTCTCCTGCGGGTGTCGTCACTCAAGAGACATTCCAACAAAACATTAACAACGTAGCCTGGATGCAGGCAAATATGGAAGCCGTCACTAAAGGATTGGCTGACGGCACTTTGAAGAAAGGATAATACAAATGGCAATTAACAATTTTATTCCGGCAATTTGGTCGGCTCAATTACTCACTGCCCTTGATAAAAGCCTCGTATATGCTGGTCTCTGTAACCGCGACTATGAGGGAGAAATCAAAGCCTACGGCGATCAGGTTAAGATCAATTCGCTTGGTGATGTAAATGTCGGGCAATATACGAAGAATACGGACATCTCAGCCGCGCAGACTCTGACTGACGCACAGCGCATTCTTGAGATCAATCAATCGTGGTATTTCAATTTCCAGGTTGATGATGTAGATGCCGCGCAGCAGAAGCCAAAAGTCATGGAAGAAGCTATGAAGAGAGCCGCATATGCGCTCGCAGACAAAGCAGATCAATATATCGCTGGTCTCTATACAGAGATTTCAGGTACGAACACAATGGGCTCTGATGCGTCTCCGATCAGCATTGCTGTTGCAGCTGCGCAAGGCGTGTCTCCCGCGTACGAGAAGCTCGTAGACCTCGCCGTTAAGCTTGACGAGGCCAATGTTCCCAAAGCTGGACGCTGGGTTGTCATACCGCCTTGGTATCACGGCTTACTACTTAAGGACAGCCGCTTCATCAGCGCCGGTACGCTGAAGACTGATGAAGTGCTGGCTAATGGTTTTGTTGGCCGTGCGGCAGGCTTTGACATCTACACATCCAACAACGTCCCGAACACAAGTAATGCGCTCTACAAGGTCATTGCTGGTTACAGCGGCGCTTGGAGCTATGCAGAACAGATTACTGGGGTTAAAGCCTACAGTCCTGAGCGCAGGTTTGCCGATGCTGTCAAGGGGCTGCATTTGTACGGTGCGAAAGTCACCCGTCCTCTCGGTTTAGCGCTCATGATCTGCAGCAAAGCAAGCTAATGACGGAGGACTGAGAAATGGCTAGAACAAAAATTAATGTGTGTAATGTCGGTCTCGAAGACATGCAAGCGGTCACGACTGAAAATCTTGACGCCACAAATGGAATGTACTTCGAGTGCGCAAACAAAGATTCCGTGTTTTTGGTCATCACCAACACTGACAGCACCAACGGAATCACCGTCAAGATCAAGGGCGCAGGTAACAATTCCGACAAGTCATTCACTGTCGCAAAGTCCTCGCATGTCGTTATCGGGAATCTGGAGTCCGCGAAGTACAAGCAGGCAGGCGAGGTCATTAATGTCGATATCACCGTTGCTCAAGGCGCGACAGCAAGCGGCAAGATCTTCGGAATTCAGGACCTTGTATGATCGTCTGGTTTGAAAACAAAGAGACAGGCCAGCAATGGTGCGTAGATGATCCAGACATGATCGCACGGCTGGATGCTAACGATGAATTCAAGCGCATAGAAAAGACCAAAAAGACCACAGCGAAGAAAACGAAGGCGGAGGAAGCCTCCGCAGAGTAGGAGGTGACTCATGGCATACGAACCAACGCCTGAGATGCTTGATGATCTGAAGACAATTACAGGGGCACCGGACACTGAAACCGATGCCCTTACTCTTGTTCTGAAGATCACAGGTACAAAGGTCCTGAACGATATCAACCAAGGATATATGCCGAAGGCGCTTGAGCCTATTGTGGTCGAGATGGCAGCTGATGCCTATCGTCTGAACAAACAGGCTCAGGGGGCAGGAAATGTCGGTGAAGTTGCCGGCACAGTATCGTCAGTGTCTGACGGTGGTCAAAGTATCAGCTACAGAGATTCAAGCTATCAGCAGGTGCTTTCATCTGTTGCTACGGTGTTCAGGGACTACTCTCCGCAACTGGCGCGATTTCGTAAGACTGGATGGTGATGCCGTGTGAAGATACCTGATTCATTTAAGGCTATTCAACGGCAAGTGTTCCAGGATAAAACAATTGCGCACCGGCCCAAGATTGAAACTACAGGCAGTTTAGGTTCTGTGACAGTGAAACCGGGTGCCATAACGCAAACCTATCCGGTCAACTTTCAGCTCCTATCTGATGCTCTTGTAGCGCAGGAATGGGGGCTGGTTGTTGCGCAAGATGCGAAGGTGACAAGCTCGGATCCGCTGCCGATAGAAGTTGGAGATTACGTCCAGTACGGCGGCAAGGTCTATAAAGTCATTGGGCATCCGGTCTATGACAGTCATGATGAGTTGATGCTTCAATTCCAACAAGGATTGGAGGCGGTCTAATGACAGCAATCAAAGGTTGGGATAGTTTAATGGCAAAGCTTGATGCATTGGGCGGATCTCACCTTCAGGAAGTAGCGAAAGAGTCAGTCTTGATGCTTGCGCTTGCTACTACTGCAGCTGCCAAAATGCTTGTTTCTGTGGATTCCGGAGAACTACGGGGGTCTATCCATGAAAAGGTGGAAGTCGATGGCTCGCAAGCTATTGGCTATAGCTACACAAACAGCGATCATGCGGCGTTTGTTGAGTTTGGCACTGGTCCTGTTGGAGCTGAGAGCGGAGGGAACGGATCCGATGTTCAGGTAAGTTATTCGCTGGGCCCCTTTAAGGTCAAGAGAGGTACTGGGCGTCCGGGCGAGGTTGTTGAGTCATGGGGGGACTACTGGGTCTACTGCGATGAAAAGGGCAACTTCTTCGCGACTAGAGGACAGCCGGCAAAACCGTTTATGTATCCAGCCGCGAAAGAAGTTGAGAAACAAGCGCAAAAGATCATGACGGATGCAATCAAGTCATATATCGCGAAAGCAACCGGAGGTTAAAGATGATTAGTTTTTTAGAGTGGATCTATCCGAAGCTTCCTGCCATTGATGGCATCACATGGACTCCCGGATGGCCGCAAGACTTCAAGTCTCTTCCTCGAGGATGTTTCCGCCTAGCTGATGACTCTACAGGAGCGGTAACAACTGAAGGCGAAGGCAGTGCCAGAGTTGGAATCTATATCGACACCTGGCATGAAACGCCTGAAGACAGAGAGACTGCGTTTAAGCAGTTAAAACCACATTTTGATGGCCTCGGTATGAGCCGAGGCATGACTCGCCAGATTGAAGAGCTAAGACCGGATGGGCAAATTGCTTATCGTCTCACTGTTCTTTGGTCGGGTGAATATGATCATACAATGGGCCGGATGTGCCGGTCCTAGAAAGGATAAGGTTAATGGAACATACAACTAAAGGTACTATTTTCTACTACTACACAAAAGAAACGACTCCACAAGCAACTCAGATCTACGGCATGATGACCAAGCCTGCTTTGCCGGGTCTACCAAATCAGGTGGAAGCAACCTCGCAAGAAGATTTGCATCAGAAGTTTGCTGATGGAGTCGAGCAGTACACAGACGCTAACTTTCAGTTTAAATATGCGGCTCTTGGGACAACTTCTAACTATAACATTGACACATTTATGGAACAGGAAGAAGCTGGCGTGCACTACAAGTATGGAGTTAAATACCCGCATGGAAAATGTGTTGAGTTTGAAGCAAAGCCGTTTGTTCAGTATGACGCGACTAATGTAAACGCACTCGATACCTTTACGGTGGCAATGCGTGAAGTTAAGAACGTTGAGAAGAATGCTACGGCACCTGCAACGATTGTTGTACCGGCTCCTCCTCCTGCAGGCGGCGGTGGAGGTTAATAACTGCTAACTGATTAACAGCATTTATAAGAGGCCGTCCATAGTGGTGGCCTCAATCTTTTAAGGAGAAAAATATAATGAAAACATTAAAAGTGAAAGATCGTGAGATCCCGCTGCGAATCTACTCAAAACATATAAAGGGTGTGCAGGATCTCTTGCCTGAAGGCATTCCCTTTGCACAAGCAACCATTGAAGCAATGGGAGATCCGGTGAACATCACAGTGCCATTTTTATGGGGCATTCTACAAGACAGAAACAGTGATGAACCGGTTCCGGTCGATAAAGCTTATGAGCTCTATGATGACCTAATCGATACGGGTAAAACGGCAACTGACTTCGCGCAATTGGTTCTAGATATCTGTACTGAATCCGGTTTTTTCGACAAGGGCGGCAGAGAAGTTATGGCCGCCTATATAGTCAGGATAAAGGAAGTGCAGCAGAAAGCGATGCAGGAGCTGCAGGCGAAGGCGAAAGCAACGCAGACGCCAGCGCCGAAGCCAAGGCCCGGAGCAAAACGCTAGGTGAATTAGCTGAGGACTTGTATTTTGCATGCCTTACTCATGGCATGTTACCTCGTGATTGGGGCATGCAAACTTACGGTGAAAACCTTGACTGGCTAGAAGCTGCCAATGATCGAGAATATGCAAGCCTAAAGAAAATACAACTGGAAGCTTGGTATTACGGCATTGCCTTCAATGCTGCCTATGTTGCAGCGCGTAACGAACAATATTCATATCCCAAATCAGTATCAGAAATGTTCCCGCCTCAAAACGGTGAAGATATGCCCTCTGACTTGTCAGAGGAGGAGATCTGGGCGAGACAAGAGCGTATGTGGGATCTGGAAATGAACAGGATGGCAGCGGGATTAGAGGCTGCGGCAAAAGAACAAGCCGAAAAGATGGCATAGAAAGGAGTCTGCTATGGATGGGACAATGGATGGGACAGTTGTTGAATCATTAATTGTTGAGTGGAGAGCAGACTACGCCAGACTGACTCAAGACATCGGCAAAATCAAGTCCGAGCTCAAAGCAGTCTGGGATGTTACAGAAGATACCAACAAAGAATTTAAGGCCGGAAAAGCTGCAGCAGAAGCTTATGGCAACGGCCTGAACAGCATCGTTAGCAAAGCTGCGAGAGCTGCCGCTGCGATTTTCTCTGTTCATAAGGTTGTTGGCTACCTGAAAGACTCTATCCAGCTTGCAATGGAAGTAGTTGAGTCGGATTCGTTGTTTGAGACTACTTTAGGTAGATGGGCAGACTCCACCAGAAAATGGGCGGACTCGATGCAAAACGCTCTTGGTGTTAACGCCTTTGAAGTCCGTAAAACTGTCGGCACATGGTACACAATGACTCAGAGCATGGGGCTGACCGAAGAACAAGCCCTGGATATGTCAAAGTCACTTGTCCAGCTTAAGTATGACTTGGAATCCTTTTACAATATTGCGGGCGAGCAGGCTGAAACAATTATCCGGGGCATGATCTCAGGTGAAACTGAGCCGGCAAAGCGAATCGGTGTAATTCTTACAGAAGAAGCTGCAAAGCGAGAGTTAGTAGCGGCAGGCATAATCAAGCAGGGCCAAGCTGTTGACTTCACCACCCTAATGTATGGTCGTTATTTGGCTTTAATGCGTCAGACAGAAACGGCTCATGGTGATATGGCCAGGACAATAGACAGCCCTGCTAACCAGCTTAGGGTGATGCAGGCAGCTCTTAGAGACGCATCCTTGACGATGGGTCAGGCTTTCTTGCCTGTTATTCAAGCTGTACTGCCTGCTCTTCAATATCTTGCAGCATTTATTAAGATTGTTGCTAATAGTCTGTCATCATTGTTTGGCGGTAAGAGTCGCGGGAGCGCTGTTGATACGGAGCAGATGAAGCTTAAAACCGGCCTTGGCGGCCTTGGTGCCGGAGTTGCTCAAGGTGAGGAAGGCTGGAAAAAATACGGTAACACAGCTAAGCAGGCACTTGGTAAGGCAAGGCAGGGTGTTAAAGAGCTGCAGGCTTCCATCATGGGCTTTGACCAGCTCAATGTCATGGCCGACCAAAGTAAAGGCGCTTCTGGTGGTGTAGGTGGTGGAAATGCTCTTACCCCCGGAGGGATCGGCGGTCTGGATATTGGCAGTTTAAATGCTGATATTGATGGTGTATTGGGAGGTCTCCAGGAGTGGAGTGATAAGGCCACAGAGATAGAACAGAAGGTTCAGAGCTTTATTAATGCACTTATGCAGTCTCCAATAGGAGTGTTTGGACAGACTATCTATAATGCATTTGCTGATGTCTACAATGACATTTTACTCCCACTAGGAACATGGCTAATGGAGAATTCGGAATGGGCTATTGCAGGTCTTGAAGGCATTCTGGCCGGAGTTTTAGGCTTTAAGATTGCGGGCAAGATCTTCGGTCCTGGATCCCCCGTAGCACTCGCAATAGGAATTATAACAGGCCTTGCCGGAGCTATTGACGGCTTTTTCCGCGAGCGTCACCGTTTGGCGAAGCTTGAGGATCTTGCTGGGAGATTTGGCGATATCTCTATAAGCATGGAACAGGCCGAAGACTGGGCGCAAAACTTTTTCCGCACCTTAGACTCTGATCTTGTTGATGCTGCGTTGGCGAAAACGGCTGAGTTAAAAGATAATTTTGACAGTTGGAAAAGCTCATTAAGTGGCATGATGACCAGAGTGTATACCGCTTCTATAGGTTTCGACCTCTCAGCTGAAGAGACAGATGAACTTAAAAAGGGAATTGAGCAAATAGTAATTGAGGGTCAAAAGATTGCAAATGAAGCAAAGCTTGCAATTCCTATTGTGTTCTCGAATCTTAACTTGCCGGATGAAGTAGCTATGGCCCTTTATAGTGGCTATGCCGATATGGAGCAAGACTTTATCGAAACAGGCGAAAAACTAAGACAAGCTTTTGATAACGCTATTGCCGATGGAGTTATTGATGAAGCTGAATTTGAACTAATCAGAAAGCTCCAACTCGAAATGCAGCAGATCCTGCAAAAAATGGCAGACGCAAAATCAGCTGTGGCACTTGAGGCTATTTGGTCAGATGAAGGAGTGCCAGTTACTCCGGAAAGTTTTAAAAATCTCCAAAAAGCTGCAAACGAAGAAGTACAACGCCAGATCCAAGCAAATAAGGACCTGGCGATTGAGCAGATGGCTTATGTGCAGCTTGCTCCTAATTTATCTGAAGCCGAGAAAGAGCGATTTAAAGAAATAATCCAGCAAAGCGTCAGTGAACAGAATATTGCTGTAAGCCTTAAGAACATTAAGTTTGAAAAAGAGTTTATTGAAAAGGCTTTTGGTGATGCTCTCTCAACAGTTGCTACAAGCTTTAGTTCGACTGACGCGCAGGAAATATCTTTGGACTTTGTAAAATCACTACAGGGCATTAAAGACTCAGCTTTGTTATTACTACATAGGGGGGACGATAGAAAAGCGCTTGAAAAAATGTTTGGACTTGATAAGTTGTCTGCTGCGACAAAGAGCAACCTAAAGGACTTCTATGAAGGTCTCATGCCCACCAACAAAGAACTCATGCAATTATTTAAGGCAGGATTTGATTCTGGTAAGCAAATAACTGAAGGTACTGCTGCAGGACTTATTAATGTCCATTCTGTTGGCGCAGCCAGCGGCAACCTAGATTCTTTACTGTTTATGCTTGGCCGGAAAATGTCTGAGAGCCCGGAAGCTGTTGAGATGTATAAAAAGGCAAAGGCAGCAGGTGAAGACATCAACATGTTCTATGCAGCCGGCATGGAGAGCGGCATGACTCTACCCGGTGAGGTCACTGGAGATATCCTCGACAATGTAATAGCTAAGCTTGAAAGCGGATCTATTGAAGTTGAGCAAGCTCTAATTGAGCTCGGGATTGATATCGAGCGAGCTGGTGACAGGGCTGCCCGTAGACTAAAAACCACAGGCATTGACATCGCAGAGTCACTTCTTGGCGGCTTCAAAAACACCGTAGGGAAAGATAGAACCGCAGTGACTAATCTCGATAAATGGCTAAGGAGCAATAGTAAAACTGTAGAAGACAAAGTGTCTCAGTACATGCGCCAGGGCATGACTCTAGCTGAGGCGTTAATCAAGGCATACAGCGAGTCAGCAGAAGCGGACACGGATGCCGGCCGGGAAACTTTGGCGTGGCTGAAACGAAACGCCAATGTAATCGTTGACAATCTCTACTACATGCAAACTCCGGCAGAAGAGCTGGCGGACGCAATCATTAGTAGTTTTTCATCGAACATAAACAAGCCGCCGCCGAAGGCTCTTGGTGACTGGCTGAACAACAATAAAAAGACCCTCAAAGATCAAATCGCGCCCTATATGGCACAAGGTATGAGCTTAACAGAGGCGGTCATACAGGCATATGTTGACTCTACTAATGCTGACACGAAAGCGGAAACAGCAGCGAGAAACTGGGCTAAAGATAATGCGAAAGCTATAAATGACGAGCTTTGGAGATTCACAAACGAAGGCAAAAAAGCTGCGGGCGAGCTCCGGAAAGGCTTTATTGATCAGCTGAAGAAAAGTCCGATGCAGGTCAAGCTTAGTACTTCTACTTCTGGGATCAATACTAGAGTTATCGCCACTCCTTATGCGGCAGGTGGTTTCCCTGAAGTGGGAGAGCTATTTATTGCGAGAGAGGCCGGCCCAGAGTTGGTAGGGAGGATGGGCAGCCGAACGGTTGTAGCTAATAATGATCAGATTATCGCCGGCATAGAAGCCGGCGTTTTTAATGCCGTGGTTGCCGCAATGTCAGGAACGAAGGGTGGAAGCGGGAACAGTCCTATTATAATCCCTGTCTACATCGGCCCAGAGAAAATCTATGAAGCTGTTGTTGATGCCGGGAATCGCCGGAGCGTTAGAGCCGGAAGGAGGTTGTGATGGCTAGTATTTTGATCCAGAAAGTTGAGCCAGCCAGTGATACCGGAGTTAAGACCGGTCAGGCATACAGTGACATCTTGCCTCCGTCTCACTATGAGTGGGGCAAAGAGGATATCTCTGATCCTAAGGCGGGCCGAACCAGCAGTATGGCAATGAAAAAGCTGCTCCGAGGCAAGGCCAGAACATTGAATTTAGCTTGGAATGGCAAATCATATGCGGAGATTGCCGCTGTTCTGCAGGCCTTCGATCATGAGTACGCCTGGATAACCTACATTGACGCCTTAACCGGGGTTGCAAGTTCCAAGTTGTTTTACATGTCCGGTATGAAAGCTACATCTTTCACGGCCACTAAGGGTGGTATCTGGGAAGTAGCGACAGTCAATTGCATACAGGCTATCCCGGATCCACCATAGGAGGGAGGTAAGACATGCAGACTTTAACTTCTGAGCAGCTTGCTTGGGTAAAGCAGGGCAAAACAATCAAAACGCTAATGACGATAACCCCCCAAGTTGGCGATCCGATGGAAGTTGATTATCTTCACGATATTGTTGAGGATAGCTTTTCACTGGATCGCAACTCCGCCGTGGGTAAGGACATCGAGATAGGCTGCGCTGATGCTGCAGAGCTTAAATTTGAGCTCTATCGAGGTACTAAATATCAAAATCTAGTTCTGGAAGGATCACAAATTGATCTTGAGTTTGAGATCGCCGGAGCTACAATCCCCGGCGGAGTTTTTACTATTGATGAAAAGCCGGCTATAGGAGAGATCCTAAGGATCTGCGCGCTGGATAACATGATTAAGTTCAGTCAGCCTTTTGTATCGGCAGTGCCATACCCCCGCACATTGGGAGATATCCTTAATGAGTGCTGCACTATTTGCGGCGTAACAAATGGCGTTGGGACTTTCCCTAACATGAATTTATCAATAACAAAGCGCCCGGACACGACAGAGACCACCCATCAGCAGATGGTGAGCTTTATTGCAGCAATGGCCGGCAGGAATGCTTATGTTGATGAGGCCGGTATCCTCCGTTTCCGTTGGTATGGCAGCGATCCTGTCCTGTCTCTGGAGAACTCCGACTATTGGGAGATTGAGTTTGCTGAGAATAATCAGCAGATAACAGGCCTGGTCTGCCTTGATAAGTCAGGGGTAAGACGGCTGGCAGGCGAGGAGGGGTATGTGCTGGATCTGACCGGTAATCCCTTTTTAGACCGCGATACTCAAGCTAGACTTGCTTCGATCTTAACGCAAATAGGGTCAACTGTGTGGCGTCCTGTCTATAGACTAGACGCAATTATGCTGCCTCATGTCTGGCCGGGCGATCAGCTGCAGATAGAAACAGATTCCGGCACAATCTCAACAATTGTCACGAATCATCTTATGACATCCGGTTCTAACATTGCTGCTGCCGGGAAACCTGAAACAGCTAAACAGTATGCCAGTTTGCCATCTTTTACTGCCAAAGAGCAGCGAGAAATTATTGAAGTAATTTATACCAGAAAGCTGGTAGCTGACTCTATCTTAGTACCCGGCGCGGATGAATCGCCGGATGATGTCCTAACTAACGTTTTAACCGAAATCAAAGGCGGCAAGATCACTCTGTCCTCACAAACCGTGATGGAGCCGGAGGTACAAGAGTCGCTGCAGGGCGTTCCGGGTGCTGACGGGCAGCCCACATATACATGGATAAAGTACGCTGACAGCCCGACAAGCGGCATGAGTGATAGCCCTGATGGCAAGGCTTACATCGGCATCGCGCATAACAAAACAACGGCGACAGAAAGCACGAATTACAGTGATTATCAATGGTCGCTGATTAAGGGCGCTGATGGGGAGCCGTTTGTGTGGAATATTTACACCGGCTCCAAGGACTTTAGTGGTAGCTGGAGTGGACTACATTACTGGACTGACGGCGAGCCATACGGGGATTTTGCAGTAAAGGAGAGGGCGAATAAATGGGGCGGAATGTACCAGTCATTGCCGATGCAAACTGGTGACATTGTGACTATATCTTTTTTCGCTAAAGTCGAGCTTGGCAGCACAATAATGTCTGTCCATAAAAACATAGCACTACCAGGAAATGTCAGCACTGGACTTAGTATAATCGGCGGAAATTTTTCAAATATTACGCCTTATTGGGTGCGCCCCCAACAAAACGGCACAGAATGGAAACGCTACTGGGCAACACTTGAAGCTACTCAAGATGATGTGATTTTGTCGTGGCGCATCGAAAATAGCGTCGATCTTAAAAAATTAAGTATATGCGGATTAACGCTTCAGCGGGGGGCTTGGAGCGGAATGGAAGCACCTTCCTGGTCGCCCCACCCTGACGACCTGATAGGCGACACCGGAACCGGCATCTCCTCCGTCACAATCGAATACGCAATCGGCGGCACGACAGCGCCTAGTTCTGGCTGGTCAACAACGCCCCCAACAACGTGGGGCGATACACAGTATCTCTGGACTAGGAACAAAATCACGTACACCGACAGCACGGTTGCTTACGCAGGAACAAACAGACTGTCTGATGTGGAGGCGGAGAGGGCGCTGGAAAAGGCGAAGGATTATGCGGATCAGATTCAGGTTGGGGGGCGGAATCTTGCTAAGAGAGCTGATCTCGTGGCGTCAGAGGTTACTTTGGACTTATCGAATTTTTCAAGAGGTTCTTTTACGATTGAAAAATCTATCGCTTATGCTGGTGTGAAGGTCAAGATTGGGCACCTTGAGCCTGATACAAAGTACATCTTGCACTATAAATTTAAGAAATTGAGCGGTACCTTAATTAAGTGGGGTGGGGCATATGACGCAGGTTCAATAGTTAGTCCTGCTCCTGCTTATTATGATGGTGTCCTCAGATGGAACTACGCAGATCCTAAAAATATGACAGACGATACAGCCATTCATGATGTGGTTGTTCCGTTTACGACCCAAAATTCAGTCGATCCTACTCATGCGATCTGGATCCAACCGAACAGATCTGATGGCACGACAATCAAGGCTGAGATTATCGAGCTGCAACTAATGCGCGGGACAAGGGTAATGGACTGGCAACCAGCCCCCGAAGACGTGCAGCAGCAGATTGACGACATGGTAGACATAGAATCAACCACTGTTGACTATGCCGCCTCAACCTCAGGCACCACTGCGCCGTCTAGCGGGTGGCAGACTAGCGTGCCCGAAGTTGACAGGGGCGCTTATCTTTGGACTAGAACCACCTTCACTTACAGCGACAGTACCACTAGGACGGTATACAGCGTCTCTTACATGGGAGCAGACGGCACGGACGGGCACAGCGGAATTAATGGTCTAACGCCATATGTGCATATAGCTTATGCGGACGATGAATCGGGCACGGGATTTTCTAAATCGCCGGCGAATAAATCTTACATCGGCGTCTACACCGACTACGAACCGGAAGACGCAGCGGCAGGCTCGGAGCTGTGGCAGTGGTCACCGCTTATGGACGCTCAAAGATACGCAGAATTACAGACAAGTTACACGAACTTAGAAGCAGGTCAAGCATCGCTTGGGTCGAGGCTGGGGGCATACGAGGAACAGCTCAGTTTGCAACCAACAGAAATTGCCATGAAGGTCATGTCGGGGTCTGAGCTGGTGCCGGTCATGAAGTTGTCGGGAACGAGGCTTTCGTTCTTGCAAGACAGGGCTGAGATTAGCTACTTTGCCAACCAGCAGATGCTTATCCAGCGAGCTGAGATTATCCAGCAACTCAAAGTCGGAAACCATGTGGCTGAGAAGTACGGCACAGAGTTTACCGTTTGGCGGTATGTAGGGGAGTGATGATATGGCGACATCAGGACAAACAGCGGTAGTCTGGCTATTCAGCAACACTCACGGGTACTTCGTTCGCTGGACTAGAACTGCTGTTGACGTCACGAATAATACCTCAACGGTCAAGGCGGAGCTTTGTGTCGAACTGAAGCCCAATTACGGCTACTACGGGTCGAATCGAACCAGCCAGATCAGACTTGACGGTACTACCTATGACCTGCCTAATCCGGGTATCTCAAGCCCCGGAGCAGGCACATGGGTCTTAGGCACTGCCACTAAGGTTTTGACGCACAATTCCGATGGGACAAGGTCTTTTGTGTTGGGCGGCAGACACAGAGCACCGGGTTACAGCGACTCTGCTTACATTCCGGACGAAACCTTCGTTCTGGACGCAATCCCAAGAGCGACTGAGATCACGGCTTTCAGCAATTTTAACTCTGATAGTACGAGCATCAGCGTCACGCTTGACCGGAAATCCAGCAGTTTTACGCATGAGATCACCTTGAAGGTTGCCGGAACAAATATCGTCACATGGACTGGCACGGCGGCGAACTTCACAGGGGCAGGGACGCTATCGCTTTCAACCGAGCAAAGAAACGCAATCCTGACTGCTATGCCGACAACGACAACAGCGACAGCGACAGTGACGGTGGTCACTAAGAGTGGAACAACCACGGTCGGGAGCAGGTCAAGGAATGCGACTTACACAATCCAAGCGAATGTGGTGCCGACGATCAGCAATGTCTTGGTCACGGTCACCACGCCGCAAGGGGCGATTACCGGCACGGCGAGAAACTATGCCGTGCAAAACGTCAGCACGATCAAGGTGCAATACTCACGGGCTGCCCCGACCGGAGCGACAATCAAGACAGCTAAGGTAGAGCTGGGTGCTGCATCCAGCACGGCGAATCCGGCGAGCTTCACACCGACCGCATCCGGCAGCAACGCCATCAAAATCACGGTCACGGACAGCAGGGGCAGGTCGGCAATCCACAATAACAGCGTGTCGGTGGTCGCTTACACCGCACTCATAGCTCAGGTTACGGAGCTAACAAGGCTTCCGAGCCAGCAGACCAATATGCGGCTCAAGGTCAAGCTCACGGTCGGGGCGATAACCTACGGCTCCAACACTACCAACGGATTTAATATCAAGGTTGAAACCGTGCCGGTGGACGGCTCCGAGCCTTCTAGCACACCTTACAACCAGACGTGGAATCCGGGGTCAGCGAGCGAAACGGTCTACACGATCACGCCGTCAACCGTCTATCTGGAAACCAAAGCCTATAACGTGACGATCACGGTCAAGGACGATTTCTCCACCGTGACGTTGGTCGGGCGGTTGTCTACGGCAAGTTTCCCGCTTGTCATGGGTAAAATCGGCATTGGCGTCGGCAAAGTCCCCGAATCCGGCAGGGTGCTTGATGTGGCTGGGTCGGTCTATTTTGACGGCCTCTTGATTAAACCTAGCGCTATTTCCGGGGCGTTAATCAAAGACCCGGAGCTGATTCCGGCTAACTCAGACCTTAACAACTACATGAGAGAGGGACATTTTTATTGTTCCACCAATGCTGCTGTGGCAACGCTGCTCAACTGCCCGACAGGGAACGCATTTAGCATGAGCGTTGAAAAACATGCCGGGTACTGCCAGCGGCTGATAACTTATCACACTCACTTGTGGGTGGAGTACATCCGCAATTACTATAACGGCACATGGGGGCCGTGGCGGAGGATAGCTATCTTCGGTTACGACTTCCAAGCTGGCAGCGGCAATGTCGGAGCATTGACAGCGGGGCAAGTCTACTCGCAAAACGTGACGCTGCCGGTGGCGTTCCCGAGCGATAGTTATTCGGTTATAGTGACCGGCAACAATACTGGCGTTCCCGCAGTGTTCGGTGTGACAACACGGACGACTACTTATTTTACGGTGCAGGCGAGGGCGCTGGCAAACTCAGGCTCAGGCTACTTTCACTGGATTGCGATGATGAGATAAGGAGGGTTATATGGACTTAAATAAGCAATTTGCAATACGAAATGATTGCTTTAAGGCAGGACAAAAAATCAAGCCGCAAGGCATCATGTGGCACTCAACAGGTGCGAACAATCCGAATTTGAGGCGGTATGTCGGGCCGGATGATGGGAAATTAGGTGTCAACCGATTCAAAAACTACTGGAACCGCAGCGGACTGAAAAAGTGCTGCCATGCTTTCATCGGTAAGCTGAAAAACGGCGATATTGCCACTTATCAAATATTGCCGTGGGATTATTACGGCTGGCATTGCGGCAAAGGGAAGAAAGGCTCGGCCAATGCGACACATATCGGATTTGAGATCTGCGAGGACGATAAGAAAGACAAGAGCTATGCAATGTCGGCTTACAAAGAAGCAATCGAATTAACAGCGTACCTGTGCAAGCTATACAGCCTTGACCCTTTCGGCAAGCTGAAAAACGGGCTTCCAGTCATCACAGACCACGCAGAGGCGGCAAGATTAGGCTATGCCAGCAATCACGGGGATGTGCTGCACTGGTTTGGACGATACGGAATCACGCTGGACAAGATCAGGCAGGACGTGGCAGCACTGCTTGCGTCTGGCAGCAGTGGGGCGGCTGAGCCTGAGATTTTATATCGCGTCATGGTCGGGACTGAGTTTAAGCTGGCCGGGTCGTATCGCAACAAAAAATATGCTGAAGCGGAATTGCAGCGCCAGATTGAGCTAGGCGAGGCAGCGAAAATAGTTGAGGTTCGGAGGTAAGCGTATGGATTTTGGCACAATTTTGGCACATGTTATTGATCTTGATTATCTCGTTTGGGTGGCGGGGTCTGCGGTCACCGTTGTTGGAGCCGCCGGTCTGATCGTGCGACCGGTCAGGCGGACGCTGAAGCGCTATGATTCGGCGCTTGACAGCTACGGCAAGGCATTGAAGGACTACAAAGACATGTTCGAGGCTCAGGCTCAGTCGCTGGAAGACAGCAAGATTGACAGGCAGAGGCTCCATGCCGAGCTGGAGGCGATCAAGGCGGACGATCTCAGCCCGATTAAGAAGGCACTGCTTATCCAAAGCAAGGTCGAGATCAATAAAATCTGCGACAAGGCGATTGACCGGGGCTACATTTTCAGCCGTGAGTTGGAGGAGGCGGAAATGCTGTTTGAAACTTACGAGCCTCTTGGCGGCAACGGCGTGACAAGGACGAAAATGGAAGCCGCAAGAAAGCTGAAGATCAGGTCGCAGACAAGAAATAAAATCGTGGAGGATAATAAAGAATGAAAACACTAACTAAAGACTGGCTCAAGGCCGCTCTGATTCGGGCGGTCAGGACTTGGGCGCAAGTAGCAGCGACTTCGATACCGACAACGGCAATGTTGTTGAGTGAAGTCAACTGGGGCGTTGTCCTTTCAACGGCAACGCTATCAGCGATTGCGTCGCTGTTGATGAGTATTGCAGGATTGCCTGAAGTCGAAGCGGAAGGTTAATTATTAATGCCCCGGTCGTGATTGGCCGGGGCTGTTTTATTTTGTGTGTCGTTTTGTGTGTCACTGTATTGCCAATATATTAGCATTGAATATCAACATATTAGTATAAACTGCTGATAACACTAAGTTCTTGGCGTTTAACGACAATACTTTGTTGATGTGGCAGATAATTGTATAATGATGTCAATTAACAGTTGGAGGCGGAGATGGATTATCTGGAGGGATTTCTGATCGGACCGGTCTGGACCGATACTGATTACGAAACCAGACGGCATACGGCAATCCATGTCTTTGTGGCGGCGCTGGTCGGACTAGTCTATGTCCTTATGATCATTTTCCCTTCCTACCAGGGGATTCTCAAAGCTATGCCTCTGCCGGCTTCGCTGATCATCTTCATAATGCTGATGCTGGTGACGCCGATTATTGCCTGCTTTTACTATCGGACGCCGCTCTACGTTCGCCCGCTGATACTGTTGCTCTATGCCTTCAAATTCCTGCTGGGCTTCTGGGTGCTTTTGCAAGCGGTTTTGCCTCTGTATGTCCTGGAGATCGAAGGCTTGCAGGAATATGTCTTTGCGGAAGTAAACCAAAGTATTGAGAGCGCTATTAGCTGGTTCGATTTTGCGGGCTATCTCTTCTCCATGATTCTGGGCATCATCCTCGGCGGGCTGTGGCTGGTTTTGCGCCTGATTATCATCTTGATCCTGATAGCGGCTGTTCCCTTGGCGTTCTTTATTTTGATCAAGCTTATCCAGCATGGCTTGGACATGCTGGTTGAATGGTTTTATACCAGAGACAGGCATATCGCCTGA